GTAGTATTAGAACCTACAGTTGCTGTAGGAACTGAAGGTGTCCCAGTCAATGCTGGACTGTTGACATCTGCTTTAGATGAAATAGCATTAGAAATAGCATTATATTCGTTATCAATATCTGTACCTTTGATAACTTTTGCTGGGTCAGTTGTAACTAAACTATCTTTAATAGCAAAGTTAGTTGATTTTGTATAATTACTCATGCTGTTTTTCCTGTTGCATAAAATAAGTCAATTTTTTGAATAGACAAAGGATTTCCGCTAATATCTGTTTCAAATCCAATTTGTATAACTTTCCCGCTACCGCTTAGCTGTGTCTGTGTATTTATTAAGTCAATACCGTCGCTATATTTACCTTCATTATATTTATCTATGTTAAAGTAGCTAGAAGTTTGTGACGGCAGCATTAACGAACCAGAACGATATAATTCAGAATAATCAAAACCCCACTTAATAGTTAAAGGCTGTGCAGAACCGCCGATAGCTGTAAGATAGAGTTTTTTCAACATCTTAATCTTTGTTGGTGTCTCTAAGTCAAAGTAATTGGTAAAATAAGACATACGATATGTAGAACCGTTATCTTGATAGGTATTATATTTACCAATATACCCAACTTCTCCTAAATATAAACTTCTGTCTTGCATTATGCAGAAAGCTGTCGGATTGATTTGATTCCACACTGTTGTACGAGCAGAGCCGTTCTCGAGTATTCCTCGTGTATCAAAACAATAGGTTACTTTAGATACTGGTAATGCTAATAGATACATAGCATCATTAGGATAATATACACCCTTAACACCTGCTAATACTTCCCCATTGACATAAGACATCAATTCATCACGAACGTTCTTAGAGACATCTCGTAGAGGTAGTGATTTCTCTTGTGTCAGACGAAGTAAAGACTGAACACCTGTGTCAGACAAGAAGAGAATATCTGTACCTGCAACAGACTGAACAGAATCACGAGCAATACAACCAATATTAGCAATCGTGTCGCTTAATACAAGCGTTGCAGGGTCGTTAGCCCCGGAGTAAATAACGATATGCTTCTTACAGAAGATAATCAAGAAGTTGTTGTGTTGTGCTAACGCAACAATAGGGTCTCCAGTAGGAATGACCGCACTGATGTCTAAATAACCAGCAGTGCCTGTAGTCCAATCTGAAGGGTCTTGAATATCAGTAAAATAGACTGTTTGTGTATCGTTTGATGATACGTTAGCTACCCACAAACGACCAAAAGCATAGATACCACAAGAAGGTTTAAATGTATCAACAGTATATGGACTAGGGAATGTAGCAACATCTCCTAAGCGTTGGAAGCCATAACCGTCAACGTGCGTATGCGGTGCTGCGCCCAACTTGTGCATTACTAATGGAATATGGTCAGCTTGTAACCAAATAGCGTGTGCTGAGGCTGTAGAGCCTGTCCCTAACGGCATATTGATAGCTTGCCAGTTATCATCAGTAATACTGTACGTAGTCAGGATATTGATAATATTAGCACTACCACTAGTGGTTTCAGACGACGGAGAAGTAAAATAAAAAGAACTTCCACCAGTTACAGTAACAGTGTAGATACCTTCATCAGCAGTTCCTGATGTAGGACCAAAGTAAACCTTATCGCCTGTAGAATATCCGTGACTAGAAGCACTTACAGTTACTGTTGTTCCAGTTTGAGTATAGGTCGTTGTAGATGACGGATGAAATTTTGTTCCTGCAACAGGATACTCGACATAAGCACCAGTAGTTGGGTGTGTACCGTAAATCTTATTACCAGCAGCAGCAAAGATTAAGTTGTTGTCTGCTTTAACAAACTCAAACACTGTCTTAACAGAGCTAGAGTTCAAAGAAGTAGGGTTAACCTTCGTCCAGCCCTTACGTGCGCCAATACGACCAAACTTATCAATGACGCAGTTATCCGCTTTCAGAGCAAACCCTGAAGCTAAGGTAACACCAGAATCTTGGCTGTTTAAGCCATAGAATCCCGGTGCAGCGATAGAAGCAGCGTTCATTCGCTTCATACTGCGAACCACTCACCTTCTTCAATGTAACGACCTGATTCCAACGCAATAGCGTCAGCAAGGCTTGTCAAATACAAAGCATAGGCTTCGTTACTTGTGATACCGGCATCTTCACCACGCTCTGCAATCGCACGAGCATAAGCACCCATGATAACAGGCTCATGCGGCACATAAAGTACATCGGCATCAGCTACAAGCTCAATTTGAGGCTTAATGATGTTGAAACGAATATTATATACACCATCAGGGATAGGATATAAATCTACCTGAGTATCGCCGTTAGAGTTCGTACCGTTAAAGTTAAAGTATATCGGAGAACCTTTTTGTGGACTGTTAACCAAGAAGGCTTGGTCCATCCAACGAGTTGTGCGGTTCTGCATGATGTAATTTGTGGTATCATTGATAACATCAATATTACGGAAACGCTGACCAGAGCCGGTTAAGACATAGTTAAAGATATCAGCAGCAGTCACAGCAGACAGTGTCTCTGAAAGTGAATTCCAGTTGTAAGAATCTTCTACTTGACGCTTAGCATCATTGACGTAGGTAGCAATGAGCTTAACATACTCATTATCGTTTACAGACGTGGCTTCAGGTTCTCTTAAACGACGGAGAACTGAGTTGGTCAGTTGGAGGTAATTATAAGCAGCCATATTTTCCTAATCTTAACACAAATGTTGTAAAAATGCAACACTTTTCTTTATTATTTTTACCACTTAACCTTATCAGCCCAGTATGCTGCAGACATCTTGCCTTTAGCGATATTCTGAGCATGACGAGCCTTAAAAGCCTTATTTCTGGCAGAACCGTCTGGACTACCTTTAACACCCTGTTGACCAAAGCGGATTAGCTTCTCTTGGTCTCCAGACTTCGCTAGGACAGCGTGAGACTTAGTAGGGTGGTTAGGTGTCTTCTTTGGCTTGTTATAGCCTGAGAAGGTCTCTTTACCCTTCTTAATCATTTCTTTTTCTTCTTAGCTACACCAGCTTGAGACAAAGCAATCGCTACTGCTTGCTTACGGGACTTGACGATTGGACCGCCTTTACCGCTATGTAAGCTCTTGTCCTTGTATTCACCCATCACTTTACCAATTTTAGCTGTTTGTTTCTTAGTAGTTTTCATAGATGTTTAATTATCCAGTCTTTAAAGAGGGTTAAAAAGATACCAACACCAGAGGCAATGAAAGCTACTCCACCTAAGAAGCCTTTGTAGCGAGTCATCTCATCTTTTACTTCGTGCATCAGCTTTAGCAGTTCCTTGTGGTTATCCTCAAGGTCTTCCACTTTCGTCTCAATGACAGCTAGTCTTTCGTAATGGTCTGTCATGGCTTAGCCTTTAGTGCTTCTACTTCAGCTTTAGTTGCATCTAGTTCTGCTTTTAGTTCTTGAATAGCATTGACCATGTGCCAAAATAAATTATCTGTATCAACTCTTAAAACACCAGTTGTTTCTTCTTTTATTGATTCAGGCAAGATTTGTTGTAATTCTTGAGCAATTACACCTAATTGAACACCTTGAATATCAACAGCATTAGATGCGTCTAAATCAGTAACTTCTTCAGGTAAACGATATTCAAAATTTCTAACTTGGACTTTTTTAACAACCTCTAGACCAATTTTATTATCAACAATATTCTTTTTAAGCCTAAAATCGGATGTAGTAGCCCATGAAGATGAATTGTTGCCTTGATACATTGAACCACCACCGGGTGTAATAAATCCCGTAGAACCACCTTTACCTACTTGACCATCATAACCAATAACAATTTCATAACTATTACCGCCAGCAGAACCATTGACATTTCTACCAATAAAAATGTTGTTTCCACCAGTTGTAGTGTTTGTGCCAGCACTAGCGCCAAGAGCCACATTGCTATCACCAGTTGCGTTATATAAAGCTCTATATCCAACAGCAACAGTAAAATCAAGGTCTGCTCCTGTAAAACCAGCTTGATAGCCGACACCTACGGAATTTGAGCCTGTGGCATTATGTTGTAAAGCATCTTGTCCAACTGCCACATTGCTTGAGCCTGAGGTGTTGTAATACAAAGCATTAACACCCATTGCAGTATTGCTTGTCGAACTTGTCGCAGAAGCTAAAGCATAAGCGCCAACAACAGTATTGTTATCGCCTGAACCACCTAATTTTGCTTGAAAACCAACTGCTGTGTTGTTATTAGCGGTAGTGTTATTTGATAATGTCTGTCTACCAATTCCAGTATTATTTGAGCCAGTAGTGTTATTTACTAATGCACTAACACCCATAGCAGTGTTTTCAGCGCCTGTAGTGTTTAAGTAAAGCGTGTTATAGCCACATCCAACATTTAAAGAGCCTGTGCTATTTGTAGATAAAGAGTTATAACCTACGGCTGTATTTGTAGCAACAGCACTAGCACCCTTACCTACAGTAAGACCACTAATAGAAGCATCGCCAGTAAATACTGGGTTTACCGATGAAATCCCTGTAGATTGAGTAGTGCTATCGCTAAAGGTTATGGAAGGGCTTGAGCCATTGATAATTGTTGTCATTATTTAGCCTCCAATGCTGCTACTTTGGTTTTTAGTTCTTCAATCATTACTTGTTGTTCTTTAATGGCAGCAGTTAGCAAAGGAATGACATCTGTGTAATTGACACCTAAATCATCAGGATTGCTGGCTTCTACTGCTTCAGGAAAAACTTTTTCAACATCTTGAGCAATCAAAAACGCTCTACGCTTATCTTTGCCATCGGTTTTATATTTACCAATAATAGTTCTAAGCGTTGAAACCTTATTAACAGCATCAGTTATTGGCTCAATAATATCTTTATTGCGCTCATCTGAGTTAGATGTCCAAGAGGTTGCTCCTGAAGAAAGATAAACTCCAGCACTAGCGTTTTGGATAATAAGTCTAGTTACATCGTTATCAAAAGCAATAAAACCTTTTTGGCTTCCTGAATTGTAAAAGTTAAACTGGGTAAAACGAGTTGTAGTGTTCAAACTAAATTGTGGTCCACCACCGCCAGTAACAGTTAATCCATTAGCAAGGCTGGATGTAGTACCAACTAACAAATTACCACTAGTGTCAATACGCATACGCTCTGCGCTATTAGCGTAAAACGACATAAATTTAGAAGCTGGAGCAACTAAATACAAATCTGTACCTGTTGCATAAACTCCATCGTTTTCTAGTCTTGTTGAAACTGTATCTCCAGAGTTTGAGCTTTTAATAGCACCAACAGCCTGAAGTTTTACAGATGGACTAGCAATGCCAATACCTACATTCTGTGAAGCATCTACAGTAATAGCAGTAGTTGGAGTAGAGCCTGTTTGTATCTCTAAAATGCCAGTAGTATCGGCTGACATATTTAAAGCTGTACCAGCAGTAGTACCAGCTATAATTTTTGAACTCATTATGCAACTCCTTTGGCTTGTTCTGCTTTAAATGCTTCATAAGCGGCTATTACTTCAGGAGTCCAAGCTGCATTAGCAATGTCTTGTATTTTTTGTTCTTGGTTGCTAATGTCCATATCAGGATTTAATACCCAGCGATGAAAAGTGCGAGATACAAACGCACCGTCTCGTTCAATAACAGTAGCTTGACGAACTTGAATATTCCAATCGTTTACAACTTCAATTTGGTCAATTTTTGTAGATTCTGTAAGTGCCATTTTTATTCCTTATGCTACAAAATATGTTG